CATATGTGCTCAGCGCGTCCCGCACGACAAGGCCCACACTCACAGCACCTACCAGACCACCCAATTTGATGGAGCTAAGCCCACGGCTCGCATTTCTGGCCCCGTCGATTGATTTCTTGAATTTGTTCATTTCATCGCGGGCCTTGCGGATTTGTGCCTGCGATTTTTTGAGCTTGCTGATCTCGGCCCGGAGCCGCTTGTGTTTGCTCTCCAATTCAACCGTGGTTTTCGTGGTCTTCTGCGTTTCCTTCCCGACTTGCTTGAAGTTGGTGCCCATGCCTTTGATCACCGCGCGGGCGGCGTCTCTAGCTTTGAACAGGAACATGATTTCACGATTTGTAGCCATAACGGATCACCTGCGCCGTGGTTGTGGTTTCGGTCTTCCGCCAGTGCCCGCGCCCCTTGCGTTCTTGCGGGCTTCAGCATCCCGCTTCCTACGATCAAGGTCTTCACAGTGTGCGTTGGCTGCCTCGATTACCCGTATCTGCTCCATGAGCTTCCCCGGCTGATCCAACAGACCACCGCTTTCCGGCAGTAAATTGTTCTTATAGCGCCCATAATACCAGAACAAATCGCTAAGGCCAGTCAATTCGCCACGATCCGGATGTAATGGCAAACGAGGGCACCGGGTGGTCTCCTCATCATCAAACAGAATTGGAATGGGACTATCTTCATGACAGCCCCATTCCGTTTTTTGCCTCTGTGTGCAGGTCGCGCAGTCGCGGTCGGGCAGCAGGCGAAGCGCCAGAACAGCCTGCCTTATTTCTTTCCCTCTTTGACCGACAAGGTGTTCAATTTCATGATCTCAGAGGCCAGCCATTGCAGCACATCCTGCGGAATAGACGAAAGAATGTCAGATTTGGCGATGCTGTATTTTTTCGACCCCAGCACCTTGTCCTCTGTCTCATAGACGATATCGCCGTTTTCACCGATGAAATGCGACCACCCCTTGAGACCGAATTGGACAATCAGGAAGTTCACCTCATTCTGGCTGACCTCCACGCCGGTGTCTGCGTCAGGATCGTCCGCATCAACCGTGAGTTTGGTCGCCTTGTCTTGGATCATACCAAGCACGCGGCTGTCGATCACCGCAATCTCCCATTTCGTGGGGTCGTTCTTGTCATCCGGGTGGGTGACGGTCTTCACGTCGTGAAGGTTCAGTGCCTTGATTGCCATTTTATATACTCCTTGGCTGCCAGTTGGCTTGTAGGGTGGGTGGATCAGTTTTTTGTTGCTACGTGACGCTCGATCCAAGTGCCTGCGATGCTGTTCGCCACCAGTTCGGCTGCGGCCCGCGTCAGTTTTACAGCGATGATGCTGCTGTTTGGTTCCCCATCCCGCGCCATGTTGTTCCGGAGCAAAACCACGTAAGTTTTAATCTGGACCTTTTTCTTGATGGCGCGGGGTGAGGACATGTTTTGTGCAACCAGTTGCAATTAGCAGAATACGAAGATGATTTCGTCATCCCCGTTCAGGCCGCGTTTGAAGGAAACTGATTTGTCAAGCGTGCGAAGGCCATTCCGATCAGAATACGGCTGCTCTGTGGTTTGCGCGTTGGGTGCGAAAAGCACGACCATGTTGCCACGCTCGGTACCAACACGAGTGGTGAAGGTCTTCGAGGTGCCTGCAAGATAATCCTTCCAGAATTCGGCATCCGCCTCAAGCTGTGCTTCGGGTGTGAACCCACCGGTTGCAGCCCGGTCAGAAATGCGAGTGCCACGATAGCCTTGGCGGGCGTTCACATCCAAACGAGGTTGCAGATCATTGGCGGCGTCAAAGCTCCAGCTTTCCGCAAACATATCTGTGTTGCCACCCCACGACAGAAGGGACAGTTCCACCTGCGGTGGCAGCGTGTCTTCATACACCGGGTTCGTGGGCATGGGGACATCAACCGGATCGACAAAAGTGGTCGTGAAGTTGAACGTGGCGGATGCAAATTCACCAGCTGTAGCATCAATGCTGAAGGTGCCCATGCCGTCCAGACCTTTGTGACGCAAGCCGTCAAAATACATGTCCAGCGTGATCTGCTCATGTCCGGTGGACACGGGCTTCGCCATGATGCCGGTGGGGAACGCCATAACCTGCCACTTGTCGCCAAGGGAAAGGCTTCCGGTGATGGTCGGGGTGACCTCACCACCTTTGGCCCCCAGTGGAACAGGAACACCGTCGGTGATTACCCCAGCCACGGCGGCTGACAAATCATCTTCTGTGTCATTATTGCCAGTCACGATGACTTCGGCAATACCAGAGGCACCCGCCGTGGTGCATTCGATTGTATACAACACCGGGCTGTCGGCTGTTACGGTGCCGCCCTTGGCCCATGTCACATCCGTCACCGAGTTGTTCGCCTTTGCAGGGATCACATCCGTAAGGTTTTGCGCGCCAGAGCCGTCCATCGGGGATAGGGCGAACCCACAGCCCCGCAACAGGGTGGCGAATTTAGGGGCGTCCGCGAGCAAACCTGATTGCTGCTTGCCGTTGCCCCGCACTTCTGCGGTGAATGTGAACCCGGCAACCACGCGCCCGATGATGTGCTCGAATTTTGACAGATCGTTGGATACGAAATCACGCTCCAGCACCTGCGGGTCCGTGGTGTAATCAGGTCCGGACACGAGGATCGCGTCGTTCGCTGCGTCGGGGTTGGCGTCAACACCGCTGGAGGCTTGCACCTTTGCCAGCAACAGCGCCCGTTTCGTTAGAAGGCCACCAGCCATTGTATTTCTCCTTTAAGCTCGTGTGTAAGGGTCATTCGACCTACATCTGTAGCTGACATCGAAAATGATTATGCCAGACACATACTTGTCGAAAGCCCCGTCAATGTCAAGTTCGGACCCGTTCTCACGGGTATTTAGGGCAAGACCCCCAACCGTGATATCTTCGCCAATCCTGTTCGCAATACTGCCGAGACAGTGGTTGAGGAATGTGGAGGGTTCATCACCCTCCGCCAGCTGTACGTGAAACTCACATACCACATTCAAATTACGGTATTCCACCATGGCTGCTTCCCGGATGCGCTCGGAGACGTCATACAGGCCCAGCATGTAACTATGCCGATGGGTGGCTTCAGAGGTGATCGGTGCCCGTGTGACGAAATCCCATGTCACGCGGCTCGGGTCAGTGTCTGTCTCGAACACCACCTTCAGGTTCTGCATGATCTGCTCCCTGATGGTGTGCCGCACGGGTTCTTTTGCCATGGCCATATTACAGTACCTCTTCAATATGCCGAACGATGGCCTCAAAGGCTTTGCGTTCGAAGTAGGGCAGCGCGTCCGACACGATGGCTTTTTCCATCCCGAGACGCGGCTTGATGGTAACCTCCGGCTTGAGGATGTACAAAGGAACGATGTTGTTGCGCCCCCGTTTTTGGAAAATCAGCAAATTGCCACGCTTTGATCTGGCAACGAAAGTGTTCTGCCACTCTCTGGCACGCTTCTTCAGCGGTACCCCGCGCTGATCCAGCGCCGATGGTAGGGGGATGGTAAGGTATCCTGCACTCTTTGCCCGTATGGTGCCACCGGTCTCGTGGATTGCCATTGGCCCCGTGGTGATGCGGCCCGCTATGCCAGCCAGCGTGCCATTTCCGTTCACCTTTATTGATCTTTGGATGGCGCGCAACCCACCGCCGGAGCGGGAGTGTAATGTCGCTGAGCTTCCGCCGCTCGGCGTCCATGGATTGCCGTGCAGCTGCTGCATCTTGTTTGCAACCAGTTGCAATGCCTTCTTCAGTTCCTGCGTGAGTTCTGTTGACGCCCCGTTCAGCATACCGATCAAGGCTTCATCGACATAATTGAACGCCGCCACGGCGTCCTTGAATGCCTTCTGTCCGATGTTAACCTCAACTGTCAGCATCATCCTCGTCCAGTCAAAAGCTGCTTGTATTTCCTGATTTGTCCCTGCGCCTCTTGGCAGAGACCCTGCTGTGCATTCCACGCCCCGACGTGTACGTTACTTTGCTTGGTCTGTACACCACGATCTCCGGTCATGCCAACCGCATCTTCCCGGTGGCGTTTGAACAGGAACGCGGTTTGATAGAGACACGCCAATTTTATGTCTGCGGGTGCGTTCGTTTCCAGCGTCCCCGCATCAGGAACGATCCCGGCAGTGTATTCCACTTTCACCCCTTTTACCGTGCTCGCGGTGCCGGTGAACAGCGTCAGATACATTTCGTTCCAGTCGAGGTAGAAATCCGATCCCTCTTTGAGGAGGCTGCTATCGTCGAAGGTGAAGCCCGGATCATACCACACTTTCACACCGGCAGTCACATCAGGAAACAACCCAGATAGATAGTAGCTCTGTCGTGTCGCGCGGGACACAGTACCACTTTCGCTTTCCCCACCCAAGTCAAGCGCCACGTAGGAAGTGCGTCTCGTATTGAACCGCTCTGTCTGCACCGCCTGCGCCAAGGTGCGACCGATGGCGTGTTCAATCTCTGCACTTGCCGCGATTACCATGAGGTTGATGGTCGCGTCATGCGCAATGTTACTGTCTCTCAGGTTCAGGAACGTCTTGGCTGTTGCCAGTGTGACTATGGGAAGGGTGGTCATGCTCATATTCCTCAACT